CTCGTTCGGTAGGTCGAGCACGCGCGGAGTCGCGTAGACGACGATGCGGCCCTTGATCGTGTCACAGTCTTCCTTGATCCGGACTTTCATGCGTGTCGCTCCTCTGCGTAGCGGACCATCTCGCGAGCAGTCGCGAGCCGGTCCTCGTACTGGGTGGCATGCCAGAAGCGCGGCGAGGCCACGCGTCTGCGGTCATGCGGGTGATGATTCCATTCGGACCCGAGCACCTGCGTGCGCGCGTGGAGTTCGGTCGGCTGCCTCAGCGTCGCTACCGGGTCGGGCGTCACGTGGTAGCCCATGAGTTCCAGGATCGCGGCCTGCTCCCACCACGGATGCGTGGTGAACTGCTCGCGCTCCCAGGCCTCGACGAGGTGCTGGCGCATGCAGCGCGTGACGAGCCAGACGCCGCAGTTCGGGACCTCGCCGCACGACGTCTCGTGAACGACGAGTGCCTGCCATGCCTCGCGGTCGTGCTCGTCGAAGATGTTGCGCTCGAGGTCCGCGACGACGACGTCCGTGTCGATCCAGAGCACGCGCTCGAAGCCGGCGTCGATCGCGTCGATCAGCCGCAGGACCTTCTGCCAGCTCGGCGGCCGGTCGCCGTCGAGGCTCGTGCGCCAGAGGTCCAGGCCGTGGCGCGCTGCGTACTGCATGACACGCGGGAGCGTGACCGACGCGAGAGCCTCGAAGGCCGCGCCAGAGTGTCCGGTCAGGACGAGGTCCGATCCCATGAGTGGCCCGTGCGAACGAGAGAGGCGGGTGACCGCGCACCGTAGTGCAGCGGCCACCCGCCAGTCAGTCAGCGTCAGGCGGTCTTGCAGACCGCGAACGCCGTCGGGAGGATCGTCTTGACCGCATACGTGCGGCTCGCACGCATGACGATCGAGTACGACTTGAAGCCGGCGTGCTCGGACCAGTCGATCGCGAGCGGCGTGTGGTCGCCGAACGCGTGGCCGAACTTGAACCAGCCGTAGGTGATGAACGCCTTGCCGCTCGCCGAGACGGAGGGCATCGCGTCGGTCACGTACAGCGGGCGGCCGAACAGGCGGCCGGGACGGCCGGCGGTCTGGTCAGGGATCTGCGCCGAGTCCGGACCCGTGAACCCACCCGGCCAGTCCGGCTGGAAGATCGGGCGGCCCTGCGAGTCCTTCAGACCCACGACGTAGCGGAGCGTGTCCGGGTGCATCACCCAGTCGCCGCGCCAGCGGACCTTCGTCGCGACCTTGTTGAGCGTGCCCAGCAGGTCGTCGAACGAAACGACCGAGAACGCCGTCGAGCCGGTCGGCATCGTGTAGACCGCCACCGAGCCCTCCTGGAGGACGCCGGTGAACGGGTTCGACGAGGAGAACATCTGCACGTTCATCTCCTGGTCGATCGCCTCCTTGTAGAGGAGACCGAGCAGCGGAGCGACGGGCACGATGGTGTTCTGCGTGAGCTGGATGCTGACGGTGTCGATCGCGAGAACCGTCTTCGCCGTGAGGGTCGGGTTGTCCATCGTGGCACCCGTCTCAGGCCCGTCGGTGTTCTCGGCGACGTAGTTGCCGCCCGCGTAGCTGATGGTCGGACCAGCGGTCGTGACCGGCAGCTTCAGCGTGTCGCTGTCCATCGGGAAGCGCGCCGACAGAAGCTCGGGCAGCGACGCCTCGCCAGGGATGCGGCTGATGGTCTGACTCACGAGATCCGGGACCAGCACGCCGCCGGTCGAGTCCGTGCCCGAGGTCTGCGCGCGCTGGAAGCGGTCGTCCGACTTGCCCAGGAAGCGACGGCGCCACGCCTCGGCGACGGTGTCACCGAGCGCACGGTGCGCCTCGTCCAGGCTGGCGTTGCCGGTCGTGTAGATCTTCTGGCCCTTCGGAAGCGTGCGGTCGAGCGTGTTCAGGCGCTCGTCGAGCTCCGCGACCTTGCGAGCGATCGGCGAGTCCGGCGACACCTGCGCGCGGATCTCCTCCATCGCACCCATCATCGTGTGGACTTCCTCCTTGGAGGGAACCCACACGGTCGGCGCCTTGGGCGCCTCGGAATTGTTGTCACTCATTTGCGTGACCTTCGGTGGACGTGTGGACAGTGCGACGTCTGCGGTTCACGACTCGATGCAAGCCCGTCTGCGTCCGCAGGACGCCGGACCGCCGAAGTCAGATCGCAGTGTACCAGATTGTGTGTGCTCGGTGTTAGCGCTTGCGACGGAGATCGCCGACGAACGCGTCGGCATACGCCTTCGCCGAGCGCGCGGCCTCGGCGGCCTTCTCGGCAAGAGCGGCGAGGTCGTCTTCGGTCGCAGGCTGCACGATCTTCACGCCGGCCGTCTGGACGAGGCTTGCGAATGCTTGCCGAAACTTGGCTGCGTCGCTCTCGTCGGCCACGGGAACCTCGGGCTCGCTCGGCTCGACGGGCGCGGGATCGCTCGGGTCCTCGCTCGCGCGGGTCTCCGCACTCGCCGGGTCGGCCGCCTGCTCCTGGGTCGGGTCGGCCATCGGCTCGACCTTCATCGGCAGGTCCTCGCCCTCGGCGATCTTGCCGTCGAGCTCGCCATCGGCCGCGTCGGCCACCACCGCGCGCACGCAGCGGTAGGCGTCGGCCGCGTACTGCATCGCGTCCTTCAGCTTCGCCATGCGGGTCGCGGAGATCTTCTTGCCCACGCGGGTCTCGCCAGCAGGGCCGGCCATCTCCATGCCGCCGTCGCCGCCCTCGGTCTCAGCCTGCTCGACGACGACCACGGGCCGAGGGTACGGGTCCGTGCTGGGAGGAGCGGCTGCGAGCGCGTCGGCGATCACGGCCATGCACGAGTCGATCTCGGTCACGAGCGCGCGCCCGACGTTCAGGTGCCGGCTCATCCCGCCATCGCCGTCCGTCACGTAGGGCAGCATCTTGCCGCACTCGACAATCGCCTCGATCGAGTGCTCGAGGGACTCGTGCAGGCCGGAGATCTTCGCCAGCTCGACATCGACCGCGTCGGAGGTCTCCGACCGGACGGCAGCGCGTCCGGTGACAGTCGCGCCGCTCGCGACAATCTCCGACGCCGGCTCAGCGGCCTTCGGCTCCTCGATGGCGGGAGTCTGGGTGGTCTCTGCGGCAGGCTCGACGGCCTCCGGAGCGGTCGTTTCCGTGTTCATGGTCTCGCCTCTATTCGTGGTCAATGGGCTCCGGTGGTCGAGCACGTAGATGTCGCCGTGTGCGATCTCGCGCAGGTAGCGATCGAGCGAGAGATGCTCGACGAACGACTCCGGGATGAGGCCGCGCTGAAGCTTCCGCTGGATGCCGACGAGCCGCGCCTTCGGGTCCGCCGGGATCACGACGGCCGCGATCTCGAGCAGTTCGTTCAGCGTGAACGTCCAGCCCTCGGGCTTGCCGTCCTTGCCGAGGATCCGCTCATACTCGAGCGGCGTCCAGCCGATCGACACGCAGTCGAGGTCGCCGTCGAGGTACATGCCCTTCACGATGTCGGCGAACTCCCAGCGCTTCGAGAAGCGGTGGAACGACCGTAGGATCGCACTCGGGCCGGAGCCCTCGGGCTGTACGTCGACGACGGTCCCGAGCGGGAGTTGGTCGTAGGAGTGATTCCACGTGAACCGCGGATTCATCTTGAAATTGTCCAGCAGCCAGTTCTGCTTGCCGTTCAGCACGGCGTTGCCGTCGCGCTTCACGTCGCCACCGCTGGATGCGATGAACTCGAACACCTCGCCGCCCTCGCTGTCGGCAGCGACGCGCTTCACGGACTGCACGGCAAAGCCGCGCTGGAGGCCGACGCGCTTGTGGTCGGACAGGTCGCGCGTGAGGTCTCCGGATGCGCGCTCGAGCCCGAACGTGCGCGAGAGCACGTCCCAGCGGGACCCGGTCAGGTTGTCGTCACTCATGGGTTGCCCTTCGTGGTCGCTGTTAGTCCGCGGCAGAGGTCGAGCCGCGATAGGCGGACGCGAACGTGCACCGGCAGTTGATGACTTCCTCGGGCGGGCCGCCGTTGTCGCCCGGGTAGCGCAGATCGCCAGGGCCGGAGAACGTCGAGCCGAAGTCGATCACCTCGCCGTCGCGAGCCTCGTGCGTCTCGCGCGCGTGCCCGTCGAGCGTTGCGATCCACTCGATCGTCTTCACGCCGTTCTGGCCGAGCGTGTCGTACCGTCCGCCGTTCACGGCGTTGCTGATCTCAGTGCGAGCGATCGTCCGCGCCCGCGCCGCGCTCGCGTTAAACACCTCGCGCACGCGGTCCTTCAGGTCGGACAGGTTCTCGCCTGCGGCCCAGCCCTCGACGAGCGTGTCGTTCACCTGCTTTCGGATCGTGTCGTTCACGGACACGAGCGTGTCGATCCGGCTGTCCCAGTACTTGGACACGATCCGGTTGATCTCGGGCCGCGAGAGCTGAAACTCGGCGGCGCTGGTGTCGATCACGCCGAAGTTCACGAGGTCGTCGACCGTCATCTTCACGCCACGGCGCGCGGCCTCCTCCAGGATCGGGCGGATCCGCTCGAGGAACGCCTCGGGAGGCGAGAGGGCTCCGGTCGCGTCGTCGATCGTCGAGCGCGGAGGAGTTTTCGTGGGATCCTTTGGATCCTTCGGCTTCTTCGGCGCGCGCTCAAGTGAGCGGCTGCGTCCATCGAGGGCCGCGAGCACGGCCGCGCGCTGCTCGATCAGGTAGCGACGGATGCGAGCGAGCGCCGTCCGCTCCATCGGCGTGAGCGCTCGCACGTAGGCATCTGACATGGCCGCGAGCCGGGCAGGGCGGATACGCTCGGGCATGACAGCCGGAGGCTCCGGCATCGACCGCTCGCTGCCGTCGAGCTTGGCCTTGAGCTCGTTCAGGACGGACTTCATGACCGACTCGCCGATCGTGCAGATGCCTCCCCACTTGATGACGGCGACGATGCCGGCGACGTTCGAGACATTCGGCGACAGGGTTTCGTCCGAGAACTGCGACCCGTCGCCCTCGTGGCGAGCCATCCACGCCTCGCGCTCGCGGACCCAGTCTTCCTGCGCCTGCGTGTCCGGACGACCGCCGTTGTCTCGGACCTTCGTCCAGTGCTGGAAGGCCTCGTCGCCTCGGATGTTCCCGCCGGCGTCCCAGATAGCCGGGTATGACTCCTTCAGGTCGACCGCCCAGGCGTGGTCGAACTGCGGGAACTGGGAGTTCCGGAGGCTGACCGCTAGGTCGTCGCCCTTGGTCGGGAAGTCACTCGCGCGCGAGAGCCCGGCACTCCCGAGCATGCGCTCGGCCGCGTCCGTCTCGAGCCCGCACATGGCCGTCAGCATGCCAATGCCGGTGTCGCGCGGGATCGCGCTCGAGGCGACCGACGTCACGATCGAGAGCGCGATCGTCATCTGCGCGTCCGAGAGGCTCGCCTTCACCGGATCCGGCACGGCCGGGTCCTCGACGACCACCTCGACGGGAGGCGGCAGAGGCTTCGTCTCGGGAGCCGGCGTGATGTCGAGCGGCGGCAGGCCGGACATCTCGACCACGGACTCGATGGTCGCCATGCCGGTCGGCACGAGGACCACGTCGCCGCGCTCGTCCACGGGTCCGCCCAGGTCAAGCCAGTCGTTCACCTGATTACGCGACCATCCGAGGTTCTTCAGGCGCTCGGCGATGGCGATCGTGTCGCCCAGATCCTCGCGCATGCCCTCGACCGCATCCCAGTCGAGGACGAGCTGGAGGCCGGGATCGACCGGGTCGACAACGCGACGCTGGAGAGCCTTGACGATCCGGTCGCCGTCCGCGCGAACCGGACCCTGCCAGAACAGCCGACGCTGCGCGCGGAAGCCTCCGCCGTCGAAGCCGCCGCCGGAATACTCGCCGAGCAGGACGAGCGGCACGTCGAACGCGCGCGCGATGTCGTGCAGGTAGACGGCATGCATCTCCTGGAAGCGCATGTCCTTCCCGGACTGCCCGATCGCCTGGTAGTCGAAGTCGCTGCCGAGAGCCGCGATCGACTCCGCGTTGAGCGGCCCGCCGAAGCGCGCGGCCCAGTCGCGACGGATCGCCTTCAGCTCCTCCTCGTCCGCGCGACCCTGGCCTTTCCACTTCAGGATTCCGGCCGGCGCACCGGAGTTCCGAAGGACGGCGCGGTTGTAGACTGACGCGAGGAAGTCCGTCTCGATCACGACGCGCGCCGCGTGCAGCGGTCCGACGCCGATCACCGGGTCGTCAGGCGCGACCGAGTGCTTGATGTGGATGACTTCCTCGGTCGAGAGATGCACACGTCCGCCGCCACCGGGAGGCGTGTAGATCCAGCCCTGCAGATCGTAGAGGTTCGTCGACGGCCGGTCGGGCTGCATGGAGCCAGGAACGAGCGGCACGATCTGCCGCGGCATCCCGCGCGAGTCGAGCTGATCGACGTATGGGTAAGCGTTGCCGGCGAGCAGCAGGTGCGTCACCAGCGTCTGCTTGAAGTCCGACTCCGTCTGCAACGGGTTCGGGTTCTGCAGGATGTCGAGCAGCGGGTGCGACTCGACCTTGTCCTGTCCGCGGTAGAGCGCGAACGGAGCCTGCGCGATCGCGTCCGCGCGTAGGTTCACGCAGCGGTAC